TCTTAACAGATATTTCTTATATGAAGGTCGAGACTATACAACGACTCTTTCTTGGAAATTTGAATTCTCTTTATTAGTTCAAACACGATCATTAGGCTACCTGCCTCAACGAGTAGCATTTTATCAAGATCAGAAATATCGTGCTCTGATCAATGAAGTTAAACCGTTACCTCCTCCAGAAGTGACGAGAACAATAGAAATTTCTGTCAAGGATGAGCTTGCAGAATGTAATATACCCTCAGGACTATACCATATAGATCCCGAATATGCTCCACAATACTTAGGCGAATCGCTAAGTATGTTAAATAATGTTGATATGCCAGTTAAAATGGCAGCATCATTTGATTCCATCCTGCAAGATGGTGGAAAGTTGGAAGATTGCAGACAATTAATTAAGTTCGCAATTCGAGAAAATATTCAAATTCCAATTCGTGATTTGAATACAAATGAAATTAAAAGCTACTTCTTAGCTCGAGAAACTAGCTCTTATTCAAAGATCGCCTTTTGGCTTTCTTATGAACTTGCTATCGAGTACTTAGCAGCGTATCTCACTGCTAAGAAACAACAGAGCCATCCCTTGGCGAAATTCCTTGGGATGAACGGTAAACCTCCAATCTTTCCAAAAGAAAAGATTGCGAAATTCATGCATGCAAAGATTTTGCATATTCAAGAACCGCTTAAACAGCGGAACCTTACAAAGTCAACCTCTGAGTTGACATGGTTTCTAACTCCTGCAGGCAAAATGATGCAAGAGATGTTAGCGAAGCTACCGGAACACACGGTAGGATTACGATATTCCAACGATGCTTGGAAATTTCAACAAAGAATCCACCCAAACTCAGATGGGGGGTTCATCTTTTCGCAAAATAAGATCAAAGAGTCTTTCTTTGTCTTTTCTGATTGGGTCGAAGCGACCGATAATATACATAAGGCAATAGGGTATCATCACCTTAAAGCATTAATGGAGTACTCCAGTTTCCCGGAGGCATACAAAATGATGGTACTACAATTAGTACTAACACCACAACCAGTAGAAGAAGTCCTTTTGGACTACTCTGATAGAAAATTCCTTTATAAAGGTTTTATCCGCAACGGGTTTATGATGGGCAATCCCGTTACGAAGTCGGTGTTACACCTCCTTCATGTGAGTGAACTTAATCTCGCGAAAAAGTACAATCAAACGAAATATGGCGTTCTTTTCAAACGCTATATTCCTCCTTTGTCGGTAGTGCAAAATAATATTTCAATGTTGAGTTACCTAGATCATAGGTGAAATATGAACTTTAAACATTTCCAG